GCCATCTATATATATTTTTATAAGTTAATAAAAAAAAGGGAAGGCATTTTACCTCCCCTTTCATTTTAAAAAAGCTAATTTTTAGTTAGCAGAGTTTGTGATTCCGTAAGTTACGATATCTTCAACGATTCCGTATTGAACTGCAGCAGTAAAACGCATTACAACTCTAACGTTTTGTGAACCATCTACAGGTGCCATATCAATTACTTGAACTTCATTTTGGTCAGATAATAAACCTGTACCGAAGAATAAGTTAGATTTTTGAGCAGCGATAGCAGTATTGTTAGCTAATCCGTTTGCAACAAAGATTTTAACACCATCAAAAGATAATGAACCATTGTTGAACCATTGTGTTCCTTGAGCGTTTGTACCATTAGCACCTAATCCTGAAGCACCAAATCCACCTAAAGCACGAACGTAAGCACGAGCGATGTTTTGAGAAACGTATAAGTACAAATCTTCTTTTCCGTAAAGTGCAGCAGGAATAGCATCAACAATTTTTCCTAATTCCGCGACAACGTTAGAAGCAGTAACTGTAGTACCTGAAACTTCATTAGCAGTTGGCAAAGCAGCATCAGCAGCTAATAAAGCAGCAAATCCATTAAATTCACCTGCATTAGCGGTAGCACCTCTCCAAATGTTTTGTTCAGTTTTTTCAGCAACTTTAGCAGCAACGTGAGAAATCAAATAATCAGCAAAGCTTGGTGGCAATGAATCAAAAGCAGAATATCCCATAGATACAGCTTCCCAAGTTGCGTGGAAATCTTTTTTACACAATTGTAAATTCACTTGGAATTCTTCAGGTGTAATGATTCTTTCGCTTAATGTTACAGTAGATGTAGCAGAAAAATCACAAGTAGCATCTTTAACGATACCATCAGTAGCAATTTTTTGAATTACAGATTTGTATTTAACATTAGGCATTACCTCAATTCCACCATTTTCGATAGTAGAAGCAGATAATAAAGCAGCAGAGATATATTTAGAAGCAAATTCTCCTGCATAAGTGGTAGTAATACTTGTAGTAGTAGCCATTTTTATTTATTTAGTTTATTATTATTAATTAAAAAGTTTTGCCATTACTCTATCTTGAGTAGTCATTTGGCGATTAGATGCAAATTTCTGAACTTGTGTAGCTTTTACTTCAGGTGAATGTGTTAATGGTTCAACACTTAATTCAACTTCTTTAGATTTTAAATCTTCATCAGTTTTATCTTCTTCATCTGTAGAAAGTTTTACACCTTTCAATTCAGCGATTTCATTTCTTAATTTTTCAATTTCAGAAAAGAACATTTCTTTAGTGATTGATTCAACAATCTTTTTTGGTGATGCTTCAGCATTAGCTTCAACAACAACTTCTTCTTCAGCAGGTGAAGCAACTTCTTCTTCAGCTTCAGGCATTTCTTCTTCAGGCATTTCAATAGCTGCAATAATTCCTTCAACGTCTACTTTCAAGATGTTACCATCTTCAAGTTTGTATTCGCCAACAGGTACTGCAATTCTATCTTCACCATTAACTATGAAAACTGCCATATCCATTTCAAAAGCATCAGCTTCTAAAACAGTACCGTTTTCAAGTTTCATTTGGGCAAGACGTACTTCCATTCCGAGTAGCGTCTTGATTTCGTTGATAACTGTCATATTAATAATATTATGTTTATATTTCTTTAATAAGTTTACTGTATTCTTGTTTTATTTTCAATAAAGTTTTCTATATTTGCATATATAAATCCGCCAAGATTAAAGTATTATAATTCCCTCTCTTTTAGTTTACTTGGCGGTACTATTAGAGGGGGTTTTTATTTTTAAAAATATGTATAAAGCAAAAAAAGTAAATGAAGATAAATTAAATAAACTTTACGATTCTATTGATTGGGATTTAGAATATGATAAATTATATTTAAAAAATAAAAATATTAAGGATTTAAAAATAAGGGCTACTTGTGTAAACAATGATTATAAAATATTAAATAGCACATCTGAATTTTTAAGAAATTTAACAGAAAAATATAAAAATCACATTAAAAATGGTGGTACTAAATTTGGTTTTAAACTTTATATTAGAGAAGAAAATATTTCTTTTAAATGTAGTACTTGTCAAAACTATTATAGCATAGATGATATATCTGTAGGAATACATTTAGATAAGATTAATGTTGGAGCTTGTAAGGTTTGCAATAGAAAAATGACAAATAAATGGATGAAGGAAAAAAGAAAAAATTGCAACGTTTACAGGTTTCAATCAAATGTAAGAAGCTTAATTTATACTTCTTTTAAACGTGGGACTAATCAATTTAGAAAAACAGCTAAAACAGAAACTATTTTAGGTTGCAGTATAGAAGAATTTAGGATTTATATAGAATCTAAATTTACTTATGGTATGACTTTGGAAAATTATGGAGAATGGCATCTTGACCACATTAAACCATTAGCTTTAGCTAAATCTAAAGAAGATATTGTATTATTAAATCATTATACTAATTTTCAACCTTTATGGGCGAGTGATAATATTTCTAAAGGTGCTAAATATTAAAAAAGGGTAGCGATTAAACTACCCTTATATATTTATCCATTACTTCTAACGATAGTTTTTGTACCATCTTCTACAGTGATAGTTGCACCACCTTGTTGTACTGTACTGCCAATTCCTTGTGATTGTAACTCACCATTACAACATTTAGAATCGTATTTTCCATCTTTACAAAGACAACCTCTTTTTCCGCCTTTCGGACTTGTTGTTTTACCCATAATTTTTATTAGTTTATTTAGCATTAATATTTGTGATTCTGTGTTCTTTGAATAAAATAAATTACATCGTAAATACTTCCTGAATGTGAAGCTTCTATTTTAACTTCTAATCCATTTGTTACTACATCTTCATCAGCATAGTATTGAAATGTTTTAGAAAAAGTGTGTTCTGTATTTGCACCTCTTGGGAATGTAATAGTGTCACGAATTCTATCGTATGGTGTTCCATTACCACCTTCTAAAAACAAATCCATATAACCATTAGCATTAGATAACTTTGCCTTAAAAGCAATAGTCACTATATAAACATCAGCATCAAATTCAGCATATAATTTATTATTATGATAGTAATCTATATCTGAATGAATATGCGTATCTATAACATTACCTTTATTATTAGGCACTACAAATTCAGCAGTAGTAAATGTTTTTGGACTTGCACTTGTATATTGTGTATCATCGTATCTTGCCCATCCTAAACCCATTTTATCAGATTGTGGTGGGTAAACTCTTACTTGTTCGTTGTTGAATCCCATAAATAAAGATTCATTAGTTACAAGCATAGCACCTTGCTCAATATTTACATTGTTAACTTCAGTTTGTGAAGCTTCTTCTACGTGAACTCTAAATGCTGTGTTTTTCATTATAGATTGTGATTTACAATAATTTGTTTAATCTTTTCAATTAACTCTTGTTCTTGTTCTTTTTGTAAACTCATTTCTAATTTATCAGCAAACATTCCTTCAATAGAAAATCCTTTTACCTTACCTGTTTTTACAAAATCATTCCAAATAGTATCATTATTTACTTTCATTGAAACCATCCAAGTACCAACTGATGCATTTAAACCATATTTTTTAGATTTATCCATTTCAGTATCTTCTACAATCCAAGATTCAACTACAGATAAATCAGAAACTTTTTGTTCGTGTTCTAATGTAGCGTTGTTTTGATTGCTATTCATCAAGAATAATTCACTTGCTTTTCTTACTGTATCTTGTGAAAAGAAAATGTAATATTCATCATCACCATTGCGTCTGTAGATGTTTTTGTTTGGAATCAAAGCTGCACCCATTAAGATACGTTTTTCATCATCTACTTTTGCTAATTGTAATTGTTGGTTAAGTGCTATAAAGTTTTCTTCTATTGCAGGGAATTCTACAACTGAAATAGCATCAACTCCTGCTAAATCTTCTTTTTCGTCTATTATTAATTCTACTATTCGCATTTTATTTTTATTTATAAATTAAATTAATTGGTTTTTGTTAATTACCTAATGTAGCAGTTTTAACAATATTTCTATCTAAACTTTGTTGTGAGCTAACATCATTGGCTACAACGTATGCTTTAATAGGCGCTTGGCTACCTAAACTTTGTGCAATTTGATTTTGTCCTGAAGTACCTACAACGTTAAATGTAGGTGCAACTGAAGCAGGTGAACTTGACATACCACCTTCAGATATAGAAGGCATTGATGGTAAAGTTACAGATGATTTTGCACTTTTAACTGCTGAACGAATTGCACTAAAAATACCTGCTGCTTGTGCAGCGTAACCTATTAACAAAGGAATGTTTTGTGGGAATCCAACTTTTGCAGTTTGAGCAGTTCCTTCTGCTACAGCTACTGCTGAACGAGCTGCTGCTTGTGTTGAAAATGTTATAGTTTTAGTTACTTCTAAAGCTAATTCACGTGCTAATAATAATTGTTTTGCAATTAAAAAAGCTTTTCCTAATTGTGATTCAGCACCAAATATATATGTTAAATCATCTAAAGCTTTCATTCTTACAGCTAACTTTTCAGCTTCAATCTTTTTTAAATCTTCAGCAGCTTTCTTTTGAGAATTAATTCTTTTTTCATCTTCTAACATTAAAGCATCAGTAACAGCAGTAGCATCTGATAAAACTTTAGCATCATAAGCTTCTTTTTCTAAAGCATCAGCTACTCTTTGTGTTCTATTTACATTGTCAATTCCAATTTGAAAATCACGTTCTGCTTGAGCTATTTTTTCTCTTTCAGCTTTTGCTAATTTATCTCTTTCAGTCTTTTCTTTTAATAAAGTTTTTTCAGTTTCAGCTTCCTCTTTTTGTTTAGCAATTCTTTCATCTGCTAATGCTTTTGCATCTGCAGTTTCTTGTCGATTAAGCATTTTTCTTTGCTTATTCAACTTGATTCCTGTCATTGCATTTTCAGTTTCTGCTTCATTTAATGCAATAGTTAAATCTCTTAATTCTTGCTTTGATTTTTTTTCAGCTTCACCACCTAATGCTTTTGCTCTTTCTTTTGCTATTCTTAAATCTTCAGCAGCAATTCTAACCTTTTCAGCACTTGATGCTTTTTCCGCTTTTGTTACTTCAGCTAAAGCTTTTCTTTTTTCATTAATAGAAGCAGTTTCATCTGTTAATATTTCACGTGATTGTACAAGTAATTTATTTGTTTCAGATTGTACTACAGCTTGTTGTTTTCTCGCTTTGTCTACGGCTTGTTGTTGCTTTGTTAAATTATAAATAATTTTTGCAGTAGTTCCATCAACTGCATTACCTAATTGTTTATAAGAAGTAGTTGCTTCTTTATTAGCTTGTTTGATAGATTCAGCAGCTCCTTTAAAATCTAATGTTATAAATTTATAAGCAGCAGAAGTTAAACTAATAAAAGCTCTACCTAATCCAAATATTGCATCTTTTAATTGAACACCAACACCATCTATAGCGGCCCAAATAGCTTTTAATTCTTTACCACCTGCAATAGAACTTTGGAATGCTTCATATAAAAATTTCAATCCTGCTACAACTCCCGCAATCATTAAACCAATTGGATTGGCTATTAAAGCCATAAATT